CAAGCAATGGTTGTTTGCCAGAAACAGCGCATCAAGCGCCTGAAGGCGTACTTGGGCAAGACTGAGGAGGCAGCATGACTACAGAAACAGGTGGGCCAGCGTTTCCATGCCACCCCGGCATTGAAAATCCGCTCTATGACGGCATGACCCTGCGCGACTACTTCGCAGCGCAAGTTGCAGTTGGCACAATGTCTGATTATTGGAATGGCGACCGTATGAAAGCCCCGACCTTTAATGATATTGCCCAAGACGCCTACGCATTGGCAGACGCCATGCTGAAAGCGAGGCAAGCATGACAAGGATGTGCGACACGGGGTATCGTGAATGCCCCCGCCAGCCGACTTGCGGCATGGACTGCCACTTCACCACGGCAGAGTTGGAAACCCGCAAGCTCAAGGCGTATCCGGCAGTGCCCGATGACATTGAGCCAGTGCCTCAGTCTTGGCAAGTGATCGGCAGTGTAATGGTGGGCGCTGTGCTGGTGGTGCTGATGGTGATCTGCCTGGCGGTGTTTTTTACGGGGCTTTGGATTTGGAGTCTGCTGATATGACCAAAGACGAAGCACTGAATCTGGCGCTGGAGTACATTGAAACAAATGCACATGAGCGCAGGCATGTTCGATGGGCAATTAAAGCCGCCTTGGCACAGCCAGAGGAGCGCAACTTCTGCCAACGATGCGGCAAGCGCACTGCTGACCCGACCACAATTCACACATGCACACCGCCACAGGAGAACACATGAGCAACACACTAGAAGAACGCGATGCGATGATTGACATGGCGATGGGGGCTGGCTATCACATCACCCATATCGTACACATCATTGACTTTATGGTGGATTTTGATAAGGCAACCAAAGGAATGCCACGGGACAAGAAACTAAAGCTACTGGAAGAAGATCGGTGGCTAGGCAACGAGGATTTTAAACGCTATGACGCGCATCTTTGCTGGCTAGATATTCTTGATATGGACAAAGACGAGTGGAACAAGATCATGGATCAAGTTCGGGAAATGCGAAAGGAGATGCAATGACAAAATATGACCACAGCGCCCAATCATTTGTTGATGCGCTAAATATGAAATTTATGCCACAACTTGGCTATGTGCTTGTAAAGAAAGATGAAGGCTTTTTTTGGAAAAGCGCATGTACAAGTTACCCCGCCAATGAGGAAACTAGAAAAAACACGGGGCTTTACAGATGGGCGATAGTAAGCGCCAATGGGCACGAAGCGGTTGATTACGAATTGAGGTGCAGGAAATGAAAGTACTCAGAAGAAACGGCGATGACTTAAAGTGGAGCGCCAAGCTAGTGTCTGAATGGGGCAGAGATGACCAGCACCACAAAGCCGCAATGCTGGCACTATCAAAGGACATCTTTGAATTGGCAACAGTACGCAACTATTACCTTGACCGCGAGACTCTGCTCAAGATGTACGATCAATACATGTCCTACGACCCGACTGTAGCGCCTCAGTGGAAACAAAACCAAGATGCGCTGTATGAGAAACTAATACAAGTTGCAGCCGCACCCGAGGCTTCTTACGGATTTCCTCATGGTGCGGTAAGTGCGCCCAAAGTCGGCGGCAATGACTTGACTGCTGGAGAGACAGCACCTATTGACCCAAATAAATGGGCGTTTGATCATGGGTTAGAGTCAACATGACCCACGGAGGCAAGAGAGCCGGTGCTGGCAGACCGCCCAAGGACATCTCAGTCAGCCGAGTCTATACTTTGCACGATGCTGGCGTAAACCAGAAAGAAATAGCGCGGCGCTTTAATGTTAGCCACACTGTAATCAGTAGATTGTTAAAGATACGAAATGTCAAACTTCAAAACTTGGACGCAAGAAAACCTAGCCCAGTTCGCCGAAGAAGCGAACAACAAAATGGTTCAGCAAGATGAACGGATTCAGCAGCTTCAGTGCGATCTCAAAGACGCGATTGAAGCGTATCGGGCGCTTATGCGAAAGGCCGAGTCCCAGCGCGGTCAATGATCAGTGCCTGACGGCGAGGCGTTGGGCTGATGCTGATGTGAGTCCATGCGTCAAACTCACGGATAACCTGATCAAAAGGTAGGTCTGAGGCCACTAAAGCCCTCACCACGGCGTCCGGAGTCATGCCTGGCACTCGGATGTCCGCCGCGCTGCCCGTGCGGTGCTGGCTGGTGTCCTTGCTGCCTACTGAATCGTTAACTTGCTTAGACCTGAAGGCGCTGTTGATCATTATTGGCTTGCCGTCCAGCAGCGCTTTGACCTCCTCCAAAAACTCTGCCAGCTTTTGCAAGTTGGCTAGTTCTGCATCGTTTGGTGTGTTGTCAAACTGGCGGTGGCTGGTGGTAGTTAGTTCAGCAAGGGTGAAGTGTTCGGTAAGGTTCATTTCACTGGCCCTGACTTAGAAAGTAGATCGGTCTTAGCTTGTGAGCCAGCGCTGGAGCCAAAATAGTACGCGATTATTCCAGTCCAAGCCGTGCCTAAGCTGCCCAACATCATCAAAATAGCAGGGTTGCTGCTGTCCACCTTGCCAATAAACATCATCACCATAATGCCAAAAAAGCCCACTGTAACCGTACCCGCAAGTATTGGCGGCATTCGGCTGCGGGTGGTAGCTTGCATCTCCCGCGCAGACTTTCTGTCCTCAACCTCCAACTTTTCAAAATTGAGGCCAAGCTCTTGTGCTTGTTTTTGCAACTCGATCTCAGCAATCTTGACTTGAGCAATCTGCTCTGCGGACAACTTGTTGTTGGAGATCAGGTCGCCAACCTTGTCGGGGTCAACGCCAATCGCTTTGCTGATGGCAGACACAGCCATTCCAGCCAGTGGGCCACCCATAGCGGTTGCGATGGTGGGGGCAATTTGTTTTAGCCAGTCCATATTAATCCCCCAAAATGCCAGTAGCCGAGCCAACACCAGCAGCACCAGTTAACAATCCGGTCTTGGGTCTTTGCGCCCTGCGATTTAACTCTTGCAAGATTGCGGTCTGCTCTACTGGGTCAACACTGAACAAGCGCTTTTGCAAGGCTTCAGATGTTTCGCTGCTAATGCCTTTTGCCCTTGACAGTAAAGCTGTGCCACCCGCCCTTAACATGCTTAACATGTCGCCAGTTGCAGTCGCCGTTGCAAGTGAACCCAAGAGATTTGCTTCTTCACGTACTGCTGCATTTTCATCTGTGCGAGAGCCGCCAAGAACTCGTTGCTTGGTGCTGCTTTGCTGACCCAAGCTCTTAACATACTGAGAAAACTCGGTGTAAGAAGCCTGATCTGGAAAGGCATTTCTAAGCAACAGCTTTTGATTCTCAGACTTAAAGATTTGCTTGTTAAAGTCGCCTCCCTTGAAAGTTCCAAGTCGGTTATTGATGTCAGCCATCACGCCAAGACGAAACGCTTCTTTCTCGTCAGAGTTAAGTTTCTTAATCTTTGATGCGGCCTCTGCTGGGTCAAGTTTTTGATAGTCCTCGCCCATCTTAAAAGCCTTGCTGATGCGCTCTGCATCTGCAAACTCTGCATTGGCTTTTTTGTATTCAGGGTTAAGTGACTTAATGAGATCGTTAAACTCATTTTTAACTTTGACTACATCACCGCCATAACCTGTCATCTTCTTTGTCACGCTGTCGGTTTCAGCATCAATAACACGATCAAGACCGATCTTAATCTGGTGCAAGATGTCGGTAGGCACTGACTGCGCGTTGCGAATTGCACTGAGATCGGGCAGTGTTTGACCAAAAACGCCAGCGCGTTTAACAGCTTCTTCATAGGCTTTTTGAAATACAGGTCTGTCAACATACTGCCGAAATGGAGTCGCGCTGATAGCCTTGCTGTAGGCGTCTGGGTACAACTGGCTTGCCATGCGCTTTTGATTTGCGGTCAATGCCTCAAGGTACTCAAAGCCATTAACGTTTTTAGCCAGCCCCGCTTTTTCAACCAACCCCTTTACGATGTCATTGGGCTGGTCAATCAACCGGCTTTCAAGAAAGTTTTGTGTTCCACCCTTGGCTTTTGATTGCACCACATAGGCGCTGTAGGCCAAGTCTTGCAGACTCTTGCCTAAGTCGGCAATCACTGGGTTAGGAACACCAATCCGGCGCAATTCATCCAGTGCTTGCTGCGCTTCGGTTGGTGTGAGATTGTCTTTCTTGAGGTAGCTTGCCAGCATCTTTGACGTGGCGGTTTGTTGATCTCCAATGCCAGCCGAGTTCAAAACATTCTTAATCAGCGTTCCGAACTTATCCACAACAATCGGAACAGACCCACCTAGCAAGCCGCCAAATACACCGCCAACAGCCGCTGCCGTGCCTTCATCTTTTTCAGCAAAACCATAACCAGAAGCTGCACCAGTTGCAGTACCTACTCCAGTGGCACGAGCCGCTTGTCCACCTAAAGTTGTGCCTGTGACCAAGGCTTGCGCTTCCGGCGCTAGTCTTGCCACTTGTTTCGCAGCCCCAAACGGGACAAGCAAACTACCGCCAATTTCCAAACCAGTTTTAACAATCGGCATGTCTTGACCGAATTGCTTTTGCTGCTCACGCAACTGATTGCGCTGGCGCTCGTACTCAGGGCCACTGATTGAGCCTGTGCGAAGTGCTGCTTCTAACTCATCAAGCAGACCAAGTGCTATGCCTCCACCCACGGCACGGGCGCTCTCGGCTATGCCAGAGTAAGGCACGCCAGGGCCGAGGACAGATGTAAATGCCTGTGGCTGGTTACCTTGTGGCTGGTCAGCTAGTGGTGCGTCTTTGTAGGACATTATGGTTTTCTCCTTCTTACGCCATCAGGATCAACAAAAACTGTGCCACTTGGGAATTTAGGATTCTTCAAAAAGCTGTTGTATTCGGCTGGCGTAATAATTTGCACATCAAACTGAGGAATAACAATCGGTTGAGGCGCTGAAGGAAACCCTGCATTAGCTCGGCGCTTTTCCACTGCGCTTGATGCGTTCTCTACACGGCGTGTGTTGATCTCAATCAATCTTTTCATTGCAGCGGCAGCAGCCTCTTTTGATTCTGAACTTTTAAGTGCTTTCGCCTCGCGTACAGCATCACCTTCAGTTTGTGTTCCTTTGTTCAGTCGCAAACTCTCATTCACCAAGTTTTCTACAAACCTGTCGTATTCTTCACGAGCCACTACATCTGGCGCACCTGATCCTACAAGCTGACGCGCCCGAATGCTAGCTAAATCTTTTACACCAAATTTAATATCACCAGTTTTAATTCGGTTGATGTATCCATACGCATCTGTAGCGATGTTGGTGGCCGCACTTGCAGCGGAGTAATCTGCTTCTTCTTCTTTTGCCAAATAGCTTGGCAACGGTTTATTCTTGCGTGCTTCTTCTTTGCGGAGAGCTTCTGCCTGTTGCATTTCGCGCTTATATGTAGCATTGTC